TACGCACAGGTGATGGTGGGCTAGGTAACAATGCAAATGAGATTAAAACTGCTACGTTATTAATGGATAATATAGTAATTAAACCGTATCAATTAGAAATAATAGACGCTATTGATGAGATTTTAGCGGTTAATAATATATCATTAAAACTTTATTTCAAGACTATTCAACCTTTAGAATTTGTGGATACTGAGGGGATGAATTCTGAAACAAAAGAAGAAGAAACTGGTGTCAAAATGAGTGCTGAAAATTCAATTGAATTAGATGAATTTATTGATTTAAAAGGAGAAGTTTTACCTGACAATTGGGTTTGCGTAGATGAAACTGAAGTGGATTATGATACTGAAGAAGAATTGGACAATGAAATCAGTTCTTTAAATAAAAAATCTGTTTTATCTAAAATATATGACTTTGCTACATCTGTTGGTTCAAGACCAAACGCAAAATCTGAACAAGATAAAGAAATTGATGGGTTTAAATTTATTACTAGATATTCATATACAGGTAATGAATCACCAGAAAGAGAATTTTGTAAAAAAATGATGTCTTCAAGTAAAAACGGTAGAGTTTACAGAAAAGAAGACTTAGAAAATGTAAATTCTAAAATTGTAAATGATGGGTTTGAGCATAATAACGAACCTTATAATATTTTTCTTTACAAAGGTGGACCAAGATGTCATCATAAATTTTTAAGAAAAACTTTTGTAAATATGGAAGGTATAAAAATAGATGTAAACAATCCACAAGCAAAAACTATTTCAGTAGCAAAAGCAGAAAAATACGGTTATAGAATTAGAAACAAAAAAGAGGTTGCAATGATGCCTAATGATATGCCTTTGAAAGGATTTCACCCTGATAATAAAAATTTACCTAAAGACGTATAAAATGGCACAAAAAGCATTATTTATAAATACAAACGACATAGTTAAATATACTATGTTAAACGGAAATGTAGACCCTGATACTTATACTCAGTTTATTTTTCAGGCTCAACAAATACATATTCAAAACTATCTAGGTACTAAGCTATATAATAAAATCAATGATGGTATTATATTTGCGAATTTAACTACTGATTATTCAGACCTTTTAAAGGATTATATTAAAATGATGACAGTATGGTGGTCTATTGTTGAGTTTTTACCTTATGCATCTATTAAAATAAGCGAAAAGGGAGTATTTAAACACAACTCAGAGAATAGTATAAATGTAGATAAAATAGAAATGGATTCTTTAATTGCAAATGCAAGAGATACCGCTCAAAGTTATACAAATAGGTTTATTGATTTTATGAGTTTTAATCAAGAAAAATTTCCTGAGTACAATCTAAACACTAATTCGGATGTATATCCAGACAAAGATGCAAATTTTGGAGGATGGATACTATAAAAAAGACATACGAACCTAAAAAAAAGAACGTTAAAAAATTACAAATCTTTTTAAAAAAAATAGCAAATGAGCGATTGGGGACAAGGAATAAATAATACAATTGGATGGGGACAAGGTTTCATTAATAATACTATTAATTGGGGAAAATCTTATGTTACTAGTTGGACAGGGAAAACGGATATAACAGGAGTAGTTTATAAAATAACAACTGATTTTAAAGCAAGAGTATTATTAGATTCAGGCACATTTGAATCTGAGTCTTGTTTATACAATACATTAACAAATTTAAACATATAAAATGAGTTTATTAGATAAATCAAGTTTGGTTATTACACCAAATGCAACAAAAGCAAGTAAATTATATTCCGTTATTCCTTCAGATGGAAGCGGGGATATGACAGTTGTAAGAGCAACAACTGCAACAAGAGTTAATAGTAATGGTTTAATAGAATCAGTTGCTTTAAATGTACCTAGAATTGACTACACAGATAGTACTTGCCCTAGTGTATTGGTTGAACCACAGAGAACTAATTTAGCTTTATATAGCGAACAATTTGATAATTCTTATTGGGGTAAATTAAATATTACATTAACACCTAATCAAATAACTGCACCTGATGGGACTAATACGGCTGATAAATTAACAGATAATGCAGTAAGTGGTTCGCATTATATATCAAGTGCAGTAATAAGTATTATCAATAGTACTTCATATACTTTAACAACATATTTAAAGGCAAATACTTTATATTGGGTTAGACTTGAATTGTTTAGCGGTGGGTGTTTTTTCAATTTATCGAACGGTACACTAGGCACTTCAAGTGGAGTTACTGCAAATATATTAGATGTCGGTAATGGTTGGTATAGATGCTCAATTAGCGCCACAAGTAGTTCAACGTCTGCTTATCCAGCTATAAGGATTACAACAGGAGATGGAGTATTTGGATATATCGGTAGTGGGTCAAGTTTATATGCTTGGGGAGCTCAACTAGAAGCAGGCTCATACCCAACATCATACATCCCAACGGTAGCATCAGCAGTAACTAGAAACGCAGATGTGATTAGTAAAACAGGTATAAGTGATTTGATAGGGCAAACTGAGGGGACTGTATTTGTTGATTTTAAAATTGATGGCTCAAGAAGTTCTTCTGTAATTTTATGGTTAACAGACGGAAGTAGTTCAAATAGTGTTATTGCACAATATACAAGTGGTGGAGTACTTCAAATAGTTTTAAATAGTGGTGGAGCAACACAAGTTAATATTGTAGGGAGTGCATCAGTTCAAGGATTATATAAATTAGCGATTGCATATAAATTAAACGATGTAGCAGTTTATTTAAATGGGGTTTCTGTTGGAGTAGATACCTCTGCAACTATGCCTTTATCAATGAGTAGAATTGATATTGGACAAAGCAGTAATTTAACCTCACAATTAGGTGGTTATATTAATTCTGCTCAACTTTATAAAACACGCTTAACAAACGCAGAACTAGCAACTTTAACAACACTATAAAATGAATATAATAAAACTAAATTACACAGACAAAGAAACTGCAATTGCTGATTTAAAAGCTAAAGGAGTTTACGTAGAAAAAGAAAACTTAGAAAAAGAGTTAGTGTTAAGCTACGGTGATGGTGTTCAAGCTATTGTTGAAATAGGTAAAATTGTTTTAACACAAGGTACTTATGATGCTGATTTTGTAGAATTAACACCTACGATATTTGCTGATGGTTATCATTATGATGTTATGTGTGAACAAGAAATAGACTTTGGCTTAAATGAAGTGGTAGTAAATAATCCTAAACATTCCTTTGCTGGGTACTAATATGAAAAACATTTATAAAAGTTGGAAAACCACCCTATTAGGCATTGTTTTAATAGGGGTTGGTATTGGTTATGTGTTTGTAAATGCATCGCCTGACTATATACTTATGTCAATATTAATAGGGGTCGGAATAGGTTTTGTTTTTTCCCCTGATAGCGTGATTGATTTGTTAAAGAAAAAAAGTAAGGAAGTGTAATGACTAAGATTGAATCAGAAAAAATAGACCGTTTAGAAAGTCATTTTAAAGTGTATAAATCTGATATGGTTGATGTAATCGCTAGCGTTAGAAATATAGAGCAATCTTTAATAGGTTCACCTTTAAACGGTCATAGGGGTATAGTTCATTTATTAGACTCTATCGACAAAAGAGTAAAGGACTTAGAAGATAAACAGATACTAGCAGATGACAGGCTTGAGAAATTTAAGTGGTTTCAAAGAGGTTTGATAGGTGTAATTTTCGGTTATTTAACGTGGTTAATAAGCAAATAAAATGAAAATAGATGCAAATGGAATAAATTTTTTAGCTGAACTTGAAGGCTTAGAACTTAAGGCTTATAAATGCTCAGCAGGTGTATGGACGATAGGATTAGGAAATACATTTTATACTGACGGTTCTAAAGTAAAACAAGGTGATTTTGTGACTAAAGATGAGGCTTATAAGCTATTCAATCTTATAGCTATTAAATTTGAAAAAGCTATTAATGAAAATGTAAAAGTTAATTTAAATCAAAATCAATTCAATGCTTTATTTTGCTTTGTTTATAATATAGGTATTACTGGGTTTAAAAATAGCACTCTTTTAAGATATGTAAATTTGAATCCTAATGATGGAAATATCGCTAAACAATTCTTGAGATGGAATAAGATAGCAGGAAAAGAATCTAAAGGGTTAACAAATAGAAGAATAAAAGAATCGGCTTTATATTTTAAAAAATGAACGACAAATATTTAATATTAACAGAAGCCAAAAGTATCAGAGAACAATTTTCAACAGAAAAAGAGTTTGAAGATTGGTTAAGAATAGATTTTGAAGGTTCACATTACGAGGATTTGTTATTTGCTTTACAAGTTTTTGAAGAGGCTGAAATGTATGAAGACTGTATAATAATTAAGAAAATTTTAGATGAATTTTAAAATAAGTATTATCATATGTGGTGCACTTTTTTTTAGTTGTGCATCTAGAAAAGTAGACATAAATAAAATAGAAATAAAAACCAACACAGATTCTATTGCTATCACAAAAACAGATAGTATTTCTATTACCAAGAATAATATTAAATATACTGAAAACACTACAGAATTAGAAATTAAACCATTGAATGATAGTTTACCTATTGTAATAGATGGTACAAGCTATTTTAACGCTGTTTTAAAATACAAAAAGCAAAACAAAGTATTAGTAGATACAAGTAAGATAATAGTGTCTAAAGAGGTTTTAAAACAAGTTTCTAAATCAAAGCAAGAAACTAAAAATATAAAAGAAAAAAAAACAGATAGAAGAAGTTTTAGTTTTTTATGGATACTTATTTTACCTTTAATTTATTTTTTATATAGGTCAATTAAGTTTAAAACATAATTTCTCCTAAAATTTTTGTTCGTTTATTTTAATTTATTTTTGTTTACTTTTTTTAAATATATTTTTTAGTTATTTATTTAGTTTTTAAGAACATTACAAATTTACGGTTTTTTTTTGACAAAATTGCAATGATTTAAATAAAGATATTAACTGAAATGTTTAAAACGTAATATTATATTTGTATATGAAGAAACCAACTCGTAAGTCTTTAGTCGTAAAACTTGATACAGTATTTAGTCAATACATAAGACGCAAAGATGCGGTGAATGATATTGCGGAATGTGTTACTTGTGGTAAAAAAGACCATTATAAAAAATTACAATGTGGACACTTTATGAGTAGAAGACATTACTCGACTAGATGGGATGAAAATAATGTCGGTGTACAATGTTATGGGTGTAATATCACCAATCAGGGTCAACAGTATATTTTTAGTCAATATCTTGGTGATAAATTATCTGAAGAAATGTATTTAAAATCAAAACAAATAGTTAAATTTGCGGATGTAGATTTAATTGATATGATTGATTCTTATACTGAAAAGGTTTCTATGTTATAATAATTTGTTTTTTTCTTGTTTGTTTAAAGCCCCTTTAATTAGGGGTTTTTTTATGCTTAAAAAATTTTAACAAAATTTTAACTAAATTAATAAATCAATATGTTTAAATATGTTGTAGATTTGTACTCAACAAACAAATAAATTATGAAAAAACAATTAAAAAAGATTTATTCAGTTTATAATATGCAAAGACAATAAATACTAACAAATAAAAACAAATAAAAAAATGGAAGAATTTCTTAATAAACTATTCGATAAACATTCAGAAGGATATAGTGTTTATGACCGTAAACAAATAATCCAAGAATTTACTGATAAGTACTGTTCTAAGCAATTGATACAATCGTGTGTTGTAGGGCAAAGCGAACAGTTTTATTGCAACACAAATGATGGCGAGTATAACAATAATCCTTGCTCAGAACAATGTGTATTTTGCAAAGAAGCCGAATCTTTGCAATAAAATTACCTACAACGGTTCGCAGCCTTGATTTGTAGCCTACTTACGAAACGTATATTTTTGGCTACTACAAAATGAAATTATGAAAACAAATTATTAATAAACCACCTAATTCGGATATAAAGCAAGACTGCTGTTATGCGGGGTTGTGGATGGTTAAAACAAAATTTTATTATGAGAACACTTTTAAAAACACACGATTGCATTTTAACTTCTGAATATAGACCAATAGAAAAATGTAAAGAAGGAGAAAAAACAATGCACCAAAATAAAGTTGAAAGCATTACCTTTTTTAAAGATGAGTACGACTATAACGGAAACTATATTAGTACTGAAAAAATAGTTATTGACAGCATTTTTTATCTGAAATAAGAAATACTATTGAACAAATTGAGCAAGATAAAAAGGTAATGACTTACGATGCTGGATTTTCATTTTAAACGTAAATGTAGCAATCCTGCATAACGTCCTGCGGCTTTGTGATGTTGCCGAAAAAACACACCTAAAACTTTAAATTTAAGACAGATGAACCAAGAAGAAAACAATGACCAAATTAAAGACGAAAACGGCAATAGCTCAAAACCGCTGTTAGCAAATCGGTTAGGACTTAGACGTAATTACTGGTTAGATTATTATATGAATAATTACAAATGGTACAGATTATTAAGAAAAGGAATATGGCATAAACATCAATTTTCGACTGATGCGTTACAACTTTCTGTTACTTTTCAAGGTACATTCTGGGCAAGATATGGCAAAATAAATAGATATTCGGATGTGATTGCATACGAGTCTTATTAACTGTTTGCTAACGCAGAACGGTTTTGACTTGTTGCCGATACAAATACAAGACAATCACTAAATTAAAGACTAATAATAACAAGTACAAACAAATTTATAAATAAAGCCTAATCCCGTAATTACTGTTATGCAGTGTTATCGTTACGGCTTTTAAAATGCAAAATATTATGAAATCAGCAATGAATCAATTAGAAAAATGGATTTTAGATTACGAAAAAGTAAATGGAACTCCAACAATGTGCGAAATTAAAGCACAGTTAGAAATGTTTAAAGAAGTTGAAAAACAGCAAATAAAACAAGCTTACAAAGATGGAATTATTCAAAAGGCAGAAGGCGCAAATCAATACTTCGATTGCACTTTTGGCGACAATACAGAAGCTAGAATATAACGGAAAACGCTAACCAATGTTTAGGGAAAAGAAAGCCTTATGTTTCGGTTAAGCAAAATAACAACAAGTACAAAACAATAATTAAATTAAACCTAATGCCTAAATAGTGGTTAACGTGTGTTATCACTTCGGCTTTTTAACACTAAAAATTATGTTAGAGGAATTATTACAAAAAATAAAGTTCGTTTTAGAATGTAAGAACGAAGCGCAAGCAGAACGTATTTTAGAACAATTTATTTTTGACCAAGAAGAAAAAACAATATCATTTACTAATTGGGTAGAAGATAATTATTTCCCAAACGGAGTTGTTGGGTTATGGCATAAAGATATAAAAGACAACAATCCTATATCAACTGCTGATTTGTTAGATATTTTTAACCGTTCTAACTAAGCTGAGTGATAACGTATCGCAACTACACGATGTTGCGTAAAAGTACAAAAATATCTTTCAGTTTAACACGAAATTGAAAGGTACAAACAATCACTAAATTAATCACTAATGTAGCAATAGCGTGTAATTGCTGTTATAAGCAGGTTTTATTATGATATACATAACTTATAAAAATTCAATGTTTGACAATGGATTGAGCGTTAATAATGTTTGGAATGTTAAATGTGACAATGTGGAAGAACGATACATTGATTTTATGCACGAAAAAGCAAAAGAAATAAATGTTGTTATAAACCCACATTGGCTAAACATTATGAATTGGCAAGACCATAACAATCATTTATCAATTGGTGAATACGGTAACAAAGAAAAGCAATGGAATAAAATTAAAAGACAATGGAATATTGATAAATTCATTTCTGAAATATTGAAAGGATATAAAGAACATCATCGTAGTGTAGTTAGGTTTTAAACTTTCTTATAACGTATGGTGCTTTGCGTAGTGCACGGCTACGTAACCAATATTTTTCGGTTTAGCACCAAATATGATGCGAACCTATAATTCCACAAAATCCTTGCATTATGCAAAACACGTGTTACCGCTAGTTGTGGTTACTTAACGAAAATTTAATTAAAAATACTAAATACAAAAATTATGGGATGTGATATACACAGTTTTGCCGAAAGAAAAAGAAACGGTAAATGGGAAAAAGTTGAAGAAGGATTTATTGAAATTTCTAATGAAAAAGAAAAAGGTAACGAACCATTTGATTGGAGAAGTTATTCAATATTTGCTTTCTTGGCTGGAGTTAGAAATTATGATTGTTGTGAACCTATTTCAGAACCAAAAGGACTTCCTGATGATAGCGAATATCTAAATGAAATTTATGATGAAGATGCTTTTTACGGAGTAGCTACAACTAATAAACAAGATATTGAAGAAGGTTATCATTCTTGTAGTTATTTGACTTTAAAAGAACTTTTAGATTTTGATTATGAAAAAACATTTTGGAACAGAAGAATTAGTAGAACAACTTACAGAGCAGACGGAAGTGTGTCTGGAAGTAATGGTGCTTGTTTAGCAGAAGAAGGAGAAGGTGAAATAGTTACTTACAGAGAGAATCTAGGGAATAATTTCTTTAAAGAATTAGAGGAATTAAAAACATTAGGAGAACCCGAAAATGTTAGAATAGTTTTCTACTTCGATAGTTAACTAAAAGTCCTTAAAAACCGCTAATGTAGCAATTAGCGGTAACGTCCTGCGT